TGGCAACTTCTGCCACCCGTTGGCGCTCAGCGACTGATTGGTGCCGGTGAACGCACTCAGCCGCACGCCGCCCAGGATCTGCACGGCCTGCGACACCCGGTCGTAGCTGCCAGGGGTGGCGGGGTCGAAGGTGACCGGCGAGACGCCCGCATCGGCCAGCAACTGCATCAGGCTCCAGATCACCATGTTGGCGTCGGCCGCGGACCAGGCCGTGGGTACCGCCTTGGCGTCGTCGTGCATGCGATGGCCGGTGCCGGCATGCGTGGAGTAGCTGTCGCTCTGGGTGTAGTTCATGGAGTTGGTCCTTCAGCGAGCGGCGTTGCCGCCTGGCCAGGCGCTGCAACTGGCTGGCCAATAGATCGGTTGCACCTGATTGGCATCGGCCACCACGAAGTCATCGAACCCGAAGTACTGCATTCCGGCGGTGTTGGAGTTCTTGAGGGTGATCCGGTCATACGACTTGGTGGTATCGATGAAGCCCCAAAACAGTAGATTGCCCTGAGACCCCGGAGTCGCGTGTGGCACCGAGAGGGTCTCCTCGAATCCTTGGGTGTCTCTGAGCGACACGGACCAGCTGCCGACATCTTCATAGGGCACCGTGTCGCCAATGTCCACGCCGTAGCAGCCAAATGCGGAGATTGGCGTGGCGAAGTCGATGTAGAAATCCAGGGTCGCTTGGAGCAGGACATTGCCTCCGACCGTGGTGTTGAACAAACCTCCGGCCTCTGAGGCAGTGGTCATGGTGATGCCGCCTTTGACAACGCCAACGATATTTCCAGCTGAGCCCGTCCAGATCATGGTGATCGGAACGCTGTGCCCCAGACCGTTGGCCTCAAGGCCGTTCGAACTGACTGCTGACGGAATGGCCGCGATGAACTCGGCGCGCTTCGTGACTGGCGCGCCGGTCAAAGTTCCCGCAGCAGCTTGGTTCTGGGCGAAATAGACGGTTCGAGGCATAGCAGTACATCCTTCAGCTCAGCACGATGTTGAGCGCGTAGCGCGCGGGCACGACGCGATCGAGCGCGCACCGCAGCTTGTCGGCGTCCGACGTGGTGCCGGTGATCGTCACGTACAGGTTCCCGTCCAGGCGGCCCAGCCGCTGGCCCACGCGGTCGCGGCCCACGCGAAACGGCACGTTGTAGCGAACCGTTGCCGGGTAGCCGAGCTGGGCGCAGTAGGCGGCGATCACGCCCGGTGCTGCCGGACTGCTGTCGTCGTAGGTGCCCAGGTAGCCGCGCAGGCGCGCCAGCAGTGCCGCGCGGCGCTCCGCCTCAGTGGCCAACACGCCGAAGCACGGGTCAGGCAGGTCCGTCGCGGCCTCCCACTCGGCCAGGCGCGTGTGCGTAGCGTGCGGCAGCCACTCGCCAGTGGCCTGCAGCGTGGTGCGGTGCAACTCGTCGAAAAGCGCCGCCATGCCAACGATCACGCGCATCCACACCGACTGTGGGTCACGCGGCCAGGCGGCACCCTGTGGCAGCAGGTGCGCCAGGGCTTGCTCGAAGGCGCCCTGCGTGGTGCTCATGTGAACGTCACCGTGCCAAGCGCCAGCAGCTGGTCGAAGCCGGCCACGGTGAAGAAGCCGCCACTGGTGATGCTGGGCGCGCTGATGGTGTGGTTGTATTCACCCACCACACCGCTGATGGCCTCGGTGACGTGGCTGTGCGGGATGCTGCCGCCCGGCAGGGCCTCGCGGAAGAACAGGTCCGCCAATGCAGCCGTCACGCCCGCCCGGATGGCCGTTGTGTCTGGTGCCAGGTGCAGCGTGAAGTTCAGCGCCACCAGGGTGGGCACGATCACGAACAGCTCATCCGGCGGCCCGCGCATCGGGTCGCGGATGTAGGCCACCACTGCATCGCGCTGCGCGGTACTGGGCAGGCCAGCCGCGCCGTCGACGTCGGCCATGATGATCACACCCGCGCTGGTGCCGCCGGCTGGATTGCGCACACCCCAGGCCCGGGTGATGCCAGGCACGCGCAGCGCCCAGCGCGCATAGTCGGCCGGGCAACCGCCCATCGGCTCGGCGCTCAGGCGCTGCTGCAGACGGCTCACGGCCTGGTCGTCGCTCTCCAGATCGGCGCCGCCGGCCAAACCGGCCGTGGCCACGAAGGCGCTGTCGATGCCCGCCACAGGCGACACCAGCGTCAGCGCCGTGCCAGCCGCCAAGTTGCCGGCCACGCCCTCCACCAGCGCCACCACCGGCACGCTGATGGCGCCGGCCGCCACGGTGGCCGCCGCACTGCTGCGGAACTGCGCGCCGGTGCCCGATTGCATCAGCGTGCCGCTGGGCAACACGGTGCCGTTCACACCTGTGCCGGCGGCACTGCCTGAGGCAGCACTGGCCGGCTGGCGCGACATGCCGTAGGTGGTGAGCCAGCCATCCAGGAAGGCGCCCACGGCGTTCACGGGCACCGCCTGGCGCGCCACGAAGTCGCGCAGGTAGCGGTAGGCGCCATGCACACCCATGGCCTGCACAAAGGCCAGCGCACGGATGTTGCTGCGCGCCAGGTCCAGGTCCACGGCACCCAGAGCCTGCGGGCCGGCAGCCTGCGCAGCTTGTGCCAGGCTCTGTTGCAGCAGGCGCGCGGCGTTGGCGGTCAGCTCGTCGATGCTGGGGATCGGCACCGTGAGCGGCGAAGTTGTGATCGTCATGCCGACACCCATCGTTCGATGCTGGTGCCCCACAGCACGTCGTACACGGGTCGCACCTGGTCGGGCTGCCAGATGGTGGGGCGGATGGCCAGGCGATCAGCCCGGCCACTGCGGCTGGTCACCCAGCTGGCCGCCACGTCAACGCGGCTGGCAATGCCGTCGCGCACCAGCCAGGCCAGCGCCTCCTGTGCCGCGAAGCGCGCGCGCTCCAGCACGTCGTCGGTGGCCTTGCCCTGGTACAGCAGCCACAGCAGGGAGCCCCACCGGTCGCCCGATGCATCGGGCACCACAGCCGCATCGGGCGTGCCCATGAACTCGTCGCCCACCCAGCCGCGCCGGTCAGCCTGGCGCAGCGGCAGCGCATCGTCGGCACCAGCGCGGGCGTCAGTGAACAGGCTCAGCGTCACCGCGGTGGCCAAGCCACCTTCCAGCGCCAGCGCGTAGGTGGCCAGCATGTCCACGCCGCTCTCGGGCAGCGCGGTGGTGGTCACCAGCGTGGTGTACGGGTAGGCCGTGACGGGCGCAGGCGGCGCCAGCCGCAGATCAAACGGCACTGCCACCAGAGCGGCAATGCTGGCCAGGTTGGGCTGCAGTCGTGTGGCCAGATCGAACATGCACACATGGTGTCGATCCTGACGCGCGCCGTCTTGGTGAAACGGTTCACTGCAGCCCAATGACAAAGGGGCCGGCATACCCTGCCGGCCCCTTGCTCCGCTCACTGAAATGGGGCTACCGGGTGAGACGGCGCCCCTGCTGCATCAGCCGCCAGGGCGATCCCGGCGGCCCTTCAAATGCCTGATCACAGCCACTGGATGGGCGTGAGCACCAGGTAGGTGATGTCCACGGCACCGCCGCCGATCTCGCCCAGCGAGCCGAACACACACTTTTGCGCCAACGCGCGCCGGCCGCTCTGGGTGTCGCGCAGCGTGATCTGGATGTCCTTGGCCTTGGCCAGCGCATCGGGATCGACCATGTTGTTGAACTGCAGGCGCAGGCGGATCGACGTGGGCACGCGGCGGCGGCGCGCGAAGTCCTGGCCGTTGGCGCTGGGCACCACCTCGTTCTCGAAGCGATGGGCACCACTGAGCGTGGCGCTGCCGTCCTCGAAGGCGGCGGGCTTGCCGTCGACCACCACGGCATCGACATGGAATAGCAGACTGTCACTGGCCATCTAGGGCTCCTGTGAGGGTGATGAGTGCGAGGGGTGTCAGACTTGGCCGGCCACCACGAAGGTGGTGATCTCGGTCTGGTAGTGCTGGGTGACGATCACCGGCTCGTCGCGGATGCGCAACTTGCCTGCCGGTCCGTCGATCTCCACCGTGAGCGTGTCGCGGTAGTAGTCCATGTTCTGCACCAGGCCCACGTCCATGAGCTGCTGGTACAGGCCCACCATCACCTCTTCGGCCAGTTGCTTGGTCATGATGGCCTGGCCAGGCAGCGGATCTTCCACGTACTGGGCGATCTTGAAGCCGGTGTACTTCGTCTGGAACTCGGTGACGTGGAGCCACCGGTAGTAGCTCATGGTCTTGATCCAGCACAGCTCGCTCATGCTGCGATCAGCGGCGCCGCTGGCGGTCATGTCGTAGTTGGTGACCATGCGCAGCAGCGTGCCGCTGTAGTCCGCGGCGATCGCCAGCGGGCTGCCGCCCATCGCCAGCATGTTCTGCAGCTGGTCCACCGTCCAGTGGTTGCCTGCCGAGGGGCCGCGGTAGCCCTTGAGCAGCGCGCCGGTGTGTGGCATCGCCGGGTCGGTCATGGCCATGCTTTCGATCAGCGCGCCGGCCATCGCGGCCGTCTCCCACGGACTGGTCGCATCCTTGGTGGTGGCGATGGTGTGCAAGTGCGGGCTATTGCGCGAGGCGAAGAAGGTGGTGAGTGCCGCCTCGGTGCCGCGGATGGCGTTGATCACCTGGCCGTCCTGCATGTTGGCAGCGGCCCAGCGCGTGGCCATCTCGGTCTCCAGCAGACCGAGGTTGGTGGAGTCGGTGAACGGGCACACG